TTTGTCACGCATCTGCTGATACTCTTCACTGTTTCTATCCATAATACAAAGATAATTGTTTGGGGACAGAGTTCAGATTACGCCCTCAAGCCGGATTCCTCCGGCTTTTTATTTACTCTCTAATCATCCCCGTATTCAAACATAAAACCCCGAATCAATTGAGATCCGGGGCTGTCAAATGAATAGTGCAAAGTTGTTAATCAAGCAAAGTTCACATGACTTAATTCATTGCCGAAACTTTGTAGAGCTTTCTGTATCTTTTCAACAGTCTTTTTACTAGGTTGTCTTCGTCCTGTCACGTAGTGGCTTAATTGCCCTTGTGCCACTCCTGTTATACGTTCAAGTCCTGCGAGAGATAACTTATCACTATAATACGCAAGGAAAGAAGCCACATCATAGCTGAAATCAAACTCCACCTCAGGAAATTCCTTTCCTTCCTCAATGAAGAACTCTTTCATTTCATCACGAGCTAGCAAGAAATCCTGCATAGCTTCTTGAGCTGTCTTTCCGTCACCCGTAAGACCGAAAGGCAAATTGTTATCATCGGGCATATATGCGCTATACCCGTTGTTGCTGCGTTCTATAAAAACTCTAACTTTCATAATCGTGTGTATTTAGATGGATAGGATTAAAAATTAACCCCTGAATCCCGTTTAATTGATTTTAATGTTCCACTTGCTACTTCTTGCTTGCCGTGATTGCTTGTAGTGAAGAACTTGCCTGTAATTGGACTATACCATAAGGGATGTCCGGCTCTTTGTTTTTTTGTCTTTACGCACCCATCTTCAGCAAGTAGTCGTTCCAGTTCATTATACTTCATATCTTATTCGCTTGATTAACAACACAAAGATAATGATATTAAATTTAATATCAAACAAATTGCAACACAAAATGATATTAAATTCAATATCATTAACAATATATGAAAATTAAAAGTTAGTCTTATTCACCAATCATTCTCCGCATCAACTCCCTATTCCTCGGATCATCCGCATTTATCACCTCTCCTACACTCTTTCCAAGCAGCTTTCGTTCTTCTTCACTTAAATAGACAGTAGTAATTGCATCAGCCATGAGCATCTTTAGATTAGCATAGCTGATTCCCCACATGACATAATCCATCGTCCATCCATAACGCTGACAAGCAAAGTCTATCAATGTCCCATAGGTACTATTGCCTCCAAAGGTAATACTACTATTATCTTTCTTTACTGCGGCTATCCTGCTACGTTCTAAGCGTTCTTTGTCTATTCCGAAGTACTTGATAAACTCTTCTGTATTATCTCCGGACAGAACGATTGTAAATATGATAGCGAGTTCTTCTGCTGCTAACTCAGAGAATTCCTTCGCTCGTACTTCCACCTTAATGCCATCAAAGACATCTTCCTTCCGGTTGAACGTATAGTTAGACAGTATTCGGCAAACAATCTCCTTCTTTTCGGTACATAACCGAATGGCTTCCAAATATGGATTAGCAGATATCAGTCTAGCATCAGCCTCCAGGCTCTTGAACAATCTTGCAAAGTGATAAATCATCCCCAACGTAGGAGGATATAAATAAAATTGCCGACTACCAATATTGAAACCGACAGGTCTCTCAATGATGGTATCAGCAATGTTCATTTCAAGCAATTCTTTATCTTCCATGATACTAAATAATTAAAGAGTGCCGGTTAAAGCACTCTTTTCTGAAAACAATCTTTTATTAACCTTCAGGTGCAGGAGCACTTGCGGTATAGGGTTTAACCTGATTGCCGGTAGCAGGTTTCAATGCGTCAAAAGTATATTTCCATTTCTTTCCTTCTGACGTATCGAAAGTATCTTCTACTGAAACTGTTGCCCGATCAATCAGAATCCCTTCGACAGACGAATCTTCAGGAGTAAGCCGGACAGCATATTCTTCCTTGACTACCCCATCCTCATCTTCGATAGGTTTACTTCTGCCTTTGGCCGCACGGATCTCGAACTCAAAAGCGTATGTATTTCTGGAATACTTCACCGCTTCGTTTTCGCCCCCTTCAACCTTAGCCTCCTTCTTCTCTCCTTTGCTTGTCGTTAGTTTAGTAGAGTTTTCTACCGGATCGTATTCTAACTTATCCCATTTAGTTGGGGCAGCTCCATCAGCACCCAGCTTTCCAAATTCAATTTTGGGTTTTCCCCATGATAATTGTGCCATAATACTTATTCGTTTACTTGTTTATACAATAACTTGTTATTGATGAAGTGCTCGCTCTTACCGTTCACTTCCATTACCCTTTGTTTATCCAGCGTGAAACGGTAATCTTCTCCACGTTGCACTTCTAAAAGTTCAGCGGCCAGTTTGCAGAGTTGACGCAGACGGACTGAATTCTCCTCAGCCTGCCCATCACGTAGATTATCGGGAACATAGATATTCACATTTACAAAAGCTTCCTGAATCTGTCCTTTACCATTGTCAAGCATAGAAATGACAATATCTTCCTTGCCTGAGTTAAGCGGTCTTAGAGTCTTGCTCAATTTCCCGGTAACAGCCTTCTCCAGTTCAGACCCTTTGATTATTTTGTAAACATCATCCTTTATTTCAATATCCGATTTCATCCTACTACCTGACTTTTAAGTTTCTCCATCATATGATAAAATTCAGCATGAGCCAACAGTTCTGCAGAAGCAAGAACAGACTTACTATCTTTGGCTTCTACATATTCGGCATAATGCATACCAGCAACGACGATCAGCACATATCCGCTTGAGTAGTTCTTAGCAAGTCTAACAGCTAGTTCCTTACCTGTTTTCGATCCTTCTGAACCACTTAAGACAGTTTCAAAGCCGGACGTCTTCACAATCTCCCCATGAGCAACAACGACATAACCAACAGAGCTTCGAAGATTTCCAGTTTGATTAAACCAGCTTTCTTCTTGAGATCTATCTCTAGCCTCTGTCACGCACTCATTACCTAGATTCGCCAAAGCCTGAATAGTAACCGAATCGCTCTGTTTAGTTCCTGTATCAAATATAGCATTAATCTCCGACAATGATGTAGTCATTCTTATAGCCATAGTTTTGCATTTAATTGTCCTCTGTGAAAACCTTGAACCTGTTTTTCAGCTATTACGCACCCATTGTTTAATAGCCGGATAACATCACCTATCTTGAACTCTCTACAATTCTGATTCAGATAAACCACATATTGATACACATATACCGTACCATCTTCAAAAGTCATCTGATTAGCCTTATTGTTAAGTTCATACCGGCAGGGAATACTACCTTCAAAGAAAGATGTGCCGGGATGATAATCGCCTAGATAGTCTTCGTAGCCTTCGATGATTACCTGGTATTGCAATATGTGAGGTCTGAAATTAGGTATCATAGGAATGTACATTTAGGTTTGTTAGACAATTCATCCTTCAATCCATATTGTTTGCACAGAAAGAAATAATAGGATTTGATTCCGTCAAAATTCCAAGAGACTGAAACTCCCCCCTCTCCCATTGAAACGGGCCGAAGCAATAGAGAGGGGATGAACTTAGCCATCGCCACGGACACACGAACTTTATTGCTTGCATCTCGTTCAACATCTCCGTTCTCTAATCCAGCATCTTCTACAATATCCAAAAGGTCAGCCTCCGACAGTTGAATGCCGAAGGTCTGAAACTTCTGTTGTATGTAGTCGTTTGCCGTCATCTTAGTATGGTGTAATCAATCTACTATATGCAGTGTAACTATAATGCGTACAATGCTTCGATTTATATACGTATCGGAACGGACATTTAGGAACAGTAACCAGCTTGCTTTGAATAGCCGGACTTTCAGCAATAACAAATACAGGTTGCGGGGCTGTTAACACCAAGTAATCCATAGGAACGATTTTAACGACCTCGTTCTGAATCATCGGCAGACCAACATCAACCATCACGACATCTGATTTTGGCAAAATAGGTTCGCTAAAACTTGATGCCTGTACGCCCAACGAAACTAAGGACATCATCAAAAAGCCACACATGGCAAAAATAAAATTCTTCATCTCTTTACTGATTTATAAAATTAAACAATGGAAGGGAAAGATACTACCCTATCCTTTTTATTCGATACCTAATGCTTCTTTCAAAGCAGAAGTCTTTTCTTCATCCAGTTCGCCTGCTTTAGAAAGAAGTGTTCCCTCTCTCATATTTGCAGTTACAGAAACACCGATAGACTTCAATGCTTCTACAACGTCTTTCTTTTCAAACTCCTGCTCGAAGAGAACAATCCCCTTAGAGGCTTTCTTCTCTTCAATAACTTCGGCAAGTTTGCGATCCGAAAGATCTTTCACACGGGCTTCGTCTTCAAAATCGAGGATTGTACCTGGATTATACACTTCGCCAGTAAACTTGTCGCAGAAAATATCAATCACTTTAATCTTCATAGAATCCTCCTTATCCCTCCGGGATAGCGTTCATGGTTGATAAATCGAAATTCACAATCTTATTCGGAGAAGTAAACTCAGGAATCCACTCAGCAGTGTACTCCATGTATCGACCTTCTTCGTCACGATAGTTGCATACCGACATCTGACCTTCAGCGGTATTATAAGAACGTCCCGGAACCGGATCGGTCATAACATACGGCTTATGGTGGCGCATCTTCATCACCTTGTCTGTTTGCAACAGGGTAATACGGTTATCAGCATAAATCTGCACGTTCTCGCCCGCCTGATTCTCTACGTAATCCTCCTTGATCTCGATCGCAGGAAGCCCGATGCCGGTAAATACACTGGAGGCCATCTGGTCAGTCACCAATCCTGCATTAACCATGAACTCACGCTCGCCAAGAATCATCTTGAATTTATCCCCGAACTCGGAAGCACCTACAATGTTCTTCATGAATGTGCCACGAGACATAATCATCTTGGAGAACACACCGTATTTAGCTTTCAGTTTTTGAATCTCCTGCTGTAAGTAAGAGATAAACTTATCCTTTACTGCAGCTTCTGGAGTAAGGAAGTGGAACGGCAACTCGATATCAAGCAACTCGATATTTTCTTTGTTGTCAGCCAAGTGAACCTGTGCTTTACCAGTCATCAATAATCCAGGAACAACGATATCCATACGCTTGTGTGGAGCAAGTAAAATCTGACGATAATCATCAACAATAAAGTCGATAATCTCCTGTAAGATTGTACGCTGGTCAGCGGTATTGGCGGCATTGAATTTATCAATGAGGTCTTGCAATTGCGACAGACGTTCAATATCCATCTGATAACGGTCGCCCAAGTAAGCGATTTCAGTATAACCGCTTCCGAGTGAGCGTCTTTCACGAATGGGCTTCTGGTCATTCTTACCAAGAATGGAACCGGCAACAACACCCGTTACCGTCCCAAGATAAGTCTTGAAAACACGGGTTTTAGTTTCCAAGAAATCTCCGTATTGCTTCCAATAGATTGTGTCCAATCTCATCTGAAGCACACGGTCGATAATCGCCTTAACGATTGCAGGGTCTGTGAATAAAGTTTGTATAGTCAAATTCATAACTCTACTTTTTAATGATTAATACTCAAACTGGAAACGGCTTGTCAATCCAACCTTATCCAGTTCATGAATAGGAAGAGCCAGCTTGCTTTCCTTTACCTCATAGGCTTGCATCAAGAGAGTGCAGAGGACAGCTCCATCGCTCTCAACTTTCTTCGCGTCATAAAGAACGAAGTTAGCAGTGTTCTTCTTCACTGTACCACCCACTGCGGTAGCTTCGAAAAGAACCGCATCCTTAGCGATGTTTTCTCCGAAAGCCGCTTTGATGGTTAATACATCGTAGGCTTTATGGGACTTATCGATAGATGCTACTTCTGCGCCTTTCTTTCCGTTTCCGATAAACATACCCTGATAAGCCAAAGAATCTTTTGCCACCTTGATGGTAAGATTAGACTCTCCTGTGGTATAAGCTTCAACCACTTTCACATTACGGACGGGAACGAGTGTCCGTTTATTCAAATCCGCTTGTACCGGAGTGAACACGGGCAAAAAGGAACCAACAACCAAATTGGCTATGTTCAACTTCCACGGTCCGCTCTTTCTAACACCTGTTTCAACACGGTAAAACTCTTCCGGCTTATAATCCGGTTTCAAGTCATAATGTGTACCTGCTGCCATTTAATTTACTTTTTAGATTCAACAATCGTTTTTGTACCTTCCGAAATCATACCAGCAATAGATTCGTTTTCTTTCTCAATCTTCGTCTCCGCTGATCCGGGAGGGTTCACACCACTAAAGCCTATATTGGCGAGTTCCTGCTTTGCGTCCTTGAAAAAAGTATCTAAGTCCGCATCATCGGGAATCGCATAACGCTTTGCGAATGTTTCGGGAATACCATACTCCTTTGCCTTTGCCATAATCTGCTCCTGTCGGGTAGCCTGTAATTTTTCTTGCTTTAAAGCGGAAAGTTCAGTCGAAAGATTCTTATTTGAATCAATCAAAGCTTGTGCCCATGCAGGTACATCATCTTTCTTGTCTTCCGGATTCGGATTTGGGTTAGGATTGGGATTCTCGATTGGCTTACCATCTTTAAGGTTATGCTTCTTCTCGTAGTTCTGGACAGAAGTACGGGTAGCATCCCCTGCACGGAAATCACCATAAGAATTTAACACGTCCGAAAAGCTGATACCCTCAACAATAGAGTTTACCTTTGTCTCGTCCGTTACACCCTCTGCCTTTTTAGTGGCAATTCGGGTGAGAATAGCAGCATCCACCCCAGTAAACTTGGTTTGGAGGCCCGCTAAGATTTGTTCTAAAATTGTCATACTGTATGAATTAAAATTTGAGCTTCAATTTGCAGAAGTAAAAATACCACCAATACAGATGATTAGTAAATATTTAAGCTTCCTATTCACGACAATAGAACCATTGTCGTAAATACGGTATAAAAGTAGTAAGTAAGTAGGTAGAAGGGAAATAATTAGATGGTGTAGAATTCACCAAGAAGAGATTGTGAAGAAATCAATTTAAAATTGTATTTTTGAGGACTTAAAATAAATAACTTATGGATGATTTTGAAAAAACAATAACATATGCACATCAAGTTTCCGCCCAACAAAAACTTTTCAAGCAGTGGTTAATTAAATTATATGGAGTGAATGAAGAACTTCAAAAAGAATACAATAAATTTTATTTCAACATTTACTATATAACACTGTCAGAGCTGATAAACCCCAAACAAGGCCTAAAATATATAGATAAAATAGTATCTCGTGAATATTGCGAAGAATTATCGCTGTATTTCGAACTAAAAAAACATTTAGACAAGATAGTAAATCTTTTAACTGAAGAAGAAGTTACATGGATACATTACAAACGGGATTCGAGTTGTCATATTTTTCAAGATTCATACAACTATATAAAGGAGAATTTCAGTGAAAGAGAAAATAGAAAGAATATTCCTCTTTCTGAAATTAGACAAAAGATAGAAGAATTTCTTTTAAGACATGATTGTAATGACAAAAAGGCTGATATTTACATTTTCAATAAGCTATACCCTCATATATCTAAAATGTTACAAGATATTGTTGGTTTAAAAGGATAATAAGGCAAAGAAAGCCGTGGCCCCATACAGGAACACGGCTTTCGTTTTGAATTTAAAAGCTTTGAATTTATAAAGTAGCAGATTGTAATTCTGCTCCGATATTCTTTATAGTATCGAGAATCTTCTTTGTGGTTGATTCTCCAGCGAATGCCAATCCGTTTTTGTACTGCCGCATCTTTGATTCATTTATTCCTACCTTCTTGGCAAACTGGCTAACATTTATCCAATCAAAATAATTAAAGAATGATTGAAGGTCGTATTTAAACACTACATCAATAGCATCCGATCCATCAGGAAGAACTTTACCTTCCTCTATAATCATTTCCTTTGCTTCTTTAATACTTTCAAAGAAGTCAGCCTTCGCCTCTTCCACGCTTGAACCATATCCACCCAATCCATGATTAAGTAACATATCATCCGAATAGATGGAGTATAAACCATCTGCTCCCTTTTCAATAATAGCAAGTATCTTCATAACTCTTTGTTTTTTATTTGAAATTTAAAAGCTCTGAAATATGGGTTCTCATAGGGTAGTGAGTGGCAGGGATTAAATCCCCGCCTTCTCTTTAATGCTTTTCAGCGTGCCATCTCTCAACTCTTGACTACCATGTCTTGATACCGGAAAAGTCTGTTTGGTTATCGGACTATACCAAATATCATGATTAGCACCATGACGATGAATAAAACAGCCAGCCTTCGTTAGCACCCTCACTAACTCTGATACTTTCATAATTTCAATGAGCTTTTAAATTCAACACAAAGATAACGTTTTTGTTACTTTTATGCAAGTGTATTGCATATAAAGATAACGTTTTTGTTACTTTTAACAAAGTGGTAGCGACAATCCTATCGAATCACCGCTATCCCAAAGGAGAGCTTAACAGCCTTTACCCTTTTTCTTTGAACCTTTTTTCTTTCCCATGATTAAAATGTTCTATTTTTCATGTACTAAAATTATAGCCCTCGTTATTTTTCTGACTAAGAAGCGTTTTTTGTCCCTTATTTCCGATTTGCTCATTCTTTGCTGCTTGCTCCTCTTTGATTTCTGCAAGTTCCTCTTCTACCCTATCAGCATTCCCGGCAAACATAATCCCCTCACGTGTTGACCAAATGCCACCACTGACAGCGGAGACGGCAGTAGTCACCTTGTCGTTCAAATCATCAATCATATATGGAACAAGGTCTGTTTCTATGTCAATGGTCTGTGATGCCTTACTAAACTCGGAAGGATTGATAGAACCTAAAGCAGAAACAAGGAAATTAACCCTTCGCTGTAAAAACTCACCTATCACTTCCGCATGATTACTTACGCTCATATGCGCACCCATAAACATGAAACGGAAAGCGGTACCTGAAGCCTTACCAACACCTTTCAATGTTTCGAAAGAAATGCGTGGAGTATTAGACATATCATAAGCCATATTGGTAAGAGTTTCAGCTTCGAACTTCACCGTATCCGGAACTTGATTCCACGTCAGATATTGAGCATCAGCACCAGCTTCCAGTTTAACTTTTCTATCCTTTGTCTTGCCAATAAACCCGGTCACTTCCCCAATTAGCTTCAATAATGGGAAGAAGTGATAGTCAATACAATCTGCATAGTTGGATAGGAGTTTCTCCAACCGGATACGGAAGGTCTTTATCTTCTTGCAATAAGGTTCAGGACGATAGGCATAGAGAACCGGTAGTTTGGGGAATCCATGAGCAAAAGCAATCCTCTCCTCATAACCCTTGGATAAATCCCATTGATAAACCATCTTGTCCGTAATAGTCATAAAGCAGGTGACTTCCGAATCATCCATGAGCTTCTTTTTGTACTCACGTGAGAAAGCTATAAAATCCCCTTCATCATTGAAGAACGGATAAAGTTTATCCCCTCGGAATGGAGACCACAACACACTTTTTAGCTTCTTGGTAGGCTTTACCTTTCCTCCGAAAGTAGTCTTAACTTTCTTCCAAAACTTAGCCCAAAACGAATCATCATCGGTCACATACCAATATTCGGCTACTTCCTGCTCAGAAAGCCAAGAACGGACAATCTTCTTGTTCTGATACTTGATTTTATTGGACTTGAATACAGCCTTGACAGCATCCAGCAGCTTCTTCTCGTCATCATCGGTCGGAGTGCAATCCATAGATGGCTCGGTCCCGACAGTGAAAGCTGTTTGAATGTTCACTATATCCTGTTCCAATGGAATAGAAATACGGTTTACCGGTTCATCCTTGTACTTCGCTTCAATTTCATATGCTTTACCGGTCTCTTCATCGAAACCCGTTTCCGCTTCTTTTTCAAGCACCTTTCTGTCTGGATACTTCTCTTTATCCACCATGATTTCATGGCGTTCGGGATTCCAGTCGTCCCAAAGTTCACAACGGTCGGGGAGCTCGGTTTTTCTACCTTTCTTCAAGTAGCTTATTTTCTGCCCGATGTCAGGCAATGCTAATATTTCTTCAAGCGTTAATGGCATAATCTATATTTTTAGTGTGTGAATATTCCAGTTAAATCTTTCGGCTTCAAAATACGTCCTAAAATGTGCCCCAAGATATAATATCTAATAGGGTCTATACAGTGATTCCAGGCGTCTACCGGCTCATTGATATAATGCCCGTCTTTGTCTTTATCCCAAACATATTTACGGAATTCCTCAATGATATGGTATGAACGTTCAGTAACGAATAGTTCCATCTCATGTATCTTGTCAATACCGGCTTTAATAGAACCAGGGAATTTATCTACCGGATAGATGTTCACACCCCTATTTTTGATTTCCTGAATCAAACGAGGGTCGGCACTATCTCCGTAGACTTTCAGCCCCCACGGCTTCAATTTTTCGGCAATGGCATTTGTGAGCATTCCTGTTTCATAGAATAACTCATCCACATAAAGTCGGTTGTCTACGATGCCACAACGAATACCTGTTGACGGGTCGTTGGTATAACCCCAGTCAGAAGCAAGAGCTACTTTCTTTGCATAAGCCGGAAACTCTTTCACAATTCCCCATTTCTTAAACACTGCACCTTCCGCAACATCAGCCCAGCGGCCGATAACCACGTGAGCATACTTTTCAGGATTACTCACCTTCATATCCTCCACTTCTTTCAGGAACTCCGGAGAAAGATTTTCCAAGTTATCCAGGTAGGTAGTATGAATGTGGAGTACATTCGGGTGAGTGGAGACTTGAACCTGCACACCGTCAATCTCTACAAGTTTGTGAGTGTTCTCAATGTATTTCTTATAGATAAAGTGATTGGAATCGCACGGGTTCATTATGATAATAATCCGGTTCTGAATACCCTTCTTACGAATGGAGAGCATTATTTTATCGAACTCTTCTTCATTCGTCCACTCTTCCGCTTCATCGCAGACGAAAGTAGTAATACCTTGGATGGATTTCAGTTTCGCCGTCTGATTCCCTGAAGAAGTTTTGATACCACGGAACATAATACGGCTCTTTGTCATCTTGTTAACTATATCCGTTTTGGTGGTCTTGAAATACTTGATTGTTCCATCAAGTTCTATCTTCTCCATCATTTCGGGGATGATAGACATACCGGCAGAAACCATCGTGTAGCGGGTGTAGAGAATCTGATGAACAATCTTCTCGGCTTCCATCATTTCAAAGGTCAGCCGTTCGATGAAAGTGGAAGCATTGAAGGACTTGCCGGAGCCACGACCGCCAGTGATAAGGATTATGAATTTATCCGTATCGGTATACAGTGGGTGGTATATGGTTTGAGGTTCTATCATTCAATCTTACCTTTAATCCATTCTTTGATGTCAATGCCTTTAGAGGGATTCTTGGGAATGTCGTCATCTTCTTCTATTCTCGGAGCTGGTCTATTCCATTGTTCGGGCTTGCGATTCTTCAACCAAAAGATGCCAGCTGTTGTGTCAGGAGGAACTTCTTGTTCAAGTTCAACAATCTCTACCCTCTCTTTTTCGCATCTACGACCTTCTTCATCGTAATAAACATCTTTAAGCTTTATTGCCTGCTGTGTTTTTATTTTCAAACCAAAAGCTTTGTCATACATTTTGTTTTCTATTGCAAAATCGACAGGGGTTCTTCCCTTTTTTATAGCTTCGGATAATTCGGTAATTTTCCCCTTTAATTCAGAGAAGTAAGTCTCATTATATCCTATATTTTCGGCTATCTGCTTATCGTTCAATCCGTCCCGTGCCCAACTCTCTATACGAATTAGGTTTTCTTCGTCTTTGAAATCAAACTTAGGTTTAGCCATATTAAAAACACCTTTAAATTATTATTAATTATTCAAAGGTACTACCACAACCAAAAACTGAGAAATTTAACCGTTTCTTATTCTTCACCAAAATGCTATTGTGAAATAATTCTTATATAATAGAATAAAAGTACTATGAGACTTTACTAGAACATAAAACAGGAGAGTACCTAACACTACTCCCCTGTTAATTGATTAACCCTTTAGATTTCAAACGATTTATAATTTCAGTGTAAATACAGTAAATATCTTGTCTATGTGACTTATACTGTTGATAGAAAAATGTTACATCCTCGCAGTTGTGAGAGATTAATGATCCAGTACATCCGGTTATTTCCGCTATTTTATCCCTCAATCCTACTTTCATCTTCCCCCCAGCTAACGTACTTGGAGAATACAAAAAAAGAATTATAAAAATAAACTTTTTCCTCTGTATAGGACTATTGTCACGCGGAGGAAATGTCAATCCAGATAATATTTCTTTGAACCATTCGTATATCTCCCTGATGAGTGAATAGTTATACAATACAGGCTCTGAGAGTTCCAGCTCTCTCTCTGAAAGCCTTGATTTCTGTTCTCTGATAGATTTAAGCTCAGATATCACTGAAAATTCCTTTATCATAACACGATTATTTTAAAAGTAAATAGTATATTTGCATCATAATCGTGTAAGATTTGGGAGAACTAATGCTTGGTCGTGCTCGCAGGTTCTCCCTTTCTATTTTAAAAACCTATCCCTTTTAAGAATGGTTTTGTTTCTCTTGTCAACTTCCCTACTCCATATTGAGGCGTTATAGATAGAAGTTGCATATAATCTCAATTCCTCGCTATTAGCAAGAAAATCTACTCGTAATGCCATTTTCATTGATTCAGCATACAAGTTTTGGTCGATATTATTATCCATATTAGTTATTGATTTTACTTTCTAAAAAACATATCTCCCGAAATAGATCGAGCAGTATCATCACTAGTTAGCCGGATGTATCGAAAGAAGTTCTGTTCGGTCCGGTGCCCGGTGAGTTTCATTATCTCAAACGTCTTCATTCGTCCTGTTAAATACATATTTGTTGCTGCACTCCTCCTTGCAGTATGACTGCTTATCAGCTCCCACTTTTCACGGGTAACGGTCTTCATTTCGCCACCCTTAGTGAACGAATAGGTTACAAGATCATTCAATCCGATTTCCCGCATGATCACCTTTAAGTACTTATTGAAGTACTGGATGCAAAGACCACGAGGAACAAAGCCGCTATACTTGGCAAATATTTCTTTCACATAGTCGTGAGCTGGGACTTTTACATCAACATTCGTTTTCTTGGTACGTTTTACAATGTATCCGTTTTGCAGGTTCGTTGCCTCCAATGTGGAATAGTCGGAATATCTTAGCGCAGTCAGGCAACCAACAACAAACAGGTCGCGGATACGCTCTTTCGCCTTTCTCTTGTCCTGCTTCTCAAACTTGTAGTAGTATATCCTAGTGATTTCATTCATTGACAGGAATACAGCGTTTGTTGGTTCAGTCCTCAAATCAATATCGTCGTAGGTATTATCTACTGCATAGTTGTACTGAGATGCCCGTCGGACGAGTGTTTGAATTTTCAGGATATACCCGACAATGGTATTATGTCTCAGGTCCTGGTCTTCGAGATATATAATGAAGTCTTCTATAAATTCAGCCGTCACCGAGTTCGTGAAGATGTCACAATCAAACTCTGAGGAGAAGTTATCAATGTGTTTTATGATCGCATCGTAAACGGCTGCATAGTGCTCAGACTTGCGTCTGCTTCGCTTTTCAAGCACATCCCGGATGAAGTCAGTGAAGTAGATTCCTTCAAGCGGTTTCTCTTGCCGGAAGTGATTAATGTAGTCCTTGCGCACTTGGGCGGTCCGGACCGGTTGTGATAATTGTAATGCTTTGGCTGTATCATTTTAAAGGGTTAGTTATTTTGTGGTTATTCGGAAATTCCGAACAACCATATTCTATTTTTATTAATATCATAACGAGATGTTGCTCGATATGATTCGTTATTATTTAGTTATACTCCAATTATCTCATCATTGATACGAAATATGCTATCACTCACAAAATCGTATATCTTATACATAAGTTCCGGTTCCTGTTCCTTTGGGGAATAGACCATTACTCTTTTGCCTACACCTTTCATCCATCCTGCTTCTGTGTTAGCAGACCGACCACAAGGAAGAACCATAACACAGACATCCGCCCACTTCATGCCGTTAAAATCTGAATCAAATCCTTTTTGTGCAATCGGGTGATTAAGAGCTTCACGATATTGCTCTGTTGTCCAGTTTTGCCAGTTAGGGTCTATATCAGACCATTGGAAGCCACCATTACCATGAGGAGGATTCTTAAAATCGTAAACCTCATGTCCTAAATCACGGAGAATACCTACAACGTCCTGTTGAAATACATTTCTCCAACTACTTGCTACATAAATTTTTGCCATAATTATCTTTTTTATTTGATTATAATTATATTTGTCAATGCAATATTGCATAATAACCTAATATTTAATTCTATGTATTCTTACACTATTTCGTTTACAGCAGGAGGCAGAAGCTACTCGTTTACTACTAATATTAGTTATCCTCATAATTTCCATGATAGAGGATTAGTAAAAACAGCCGTTATGTCAGCCATTGGAGCATATAAAAGAGCAAATGGTATTGAGGCTGCAACAGTAGAAAGTTCTGTAAGTTACTAACTGTAATTCATTAGGGAGCTAATATTTAATTAGCTCCTTTATTTATTGTATTGATCGTCTTCCCGACATCAGGAAAACGTTTTGGTTATTAAATAAAAAAAATAGCGATCTGATAGACCACTATGTTAATCGTACTTGGGGATATTTTAATTTCTCAATAGCTTCTTTGTCTCCGTTGGCAGCACGTCTCTTAGTCTCCAAATACCAAGTATAGGGATTATATCCTTCGGGGATTGTATATCCGGCAGGTAATTCCCGTCTAGTTAATGCTTCTTCGATAATCTTTCGCTTCTCACATCGGTCAATTTCTTTCTGTCTCTCTGGAATAAACTCCTTAAAGAAGGCATTTCCAATCCTTCGGGCATCAAATTGAGAAAAAGAATTATCGTATCTTCCGGACTTGTATCGAGAAAAAAACAGCATTAGTTCTGATAATTTGTATATCTGAACAGACGATGCAAATGTCTGAGCAAATATTCCGATTCCTTGTGCTACCCCTTCGTCTTTACAAGAACTAGACCCAAATAATGCCAGCACTTGTGCATAAATCCACATTTCCGCATTTCCTTCTCCATAAACTTCGTCATACTTCTGAATCGTGGGACAATTTGAAAAATATGCCTTTTCAGGATTCTGAGCCACATAAGCCCAATTTGTCGGAGAAAAGACACGCTCAATATCAGAAGGGTCTTTCCACTTCGTCAACCAAGCCTTGTTCTCTACGCTGACGCTCGGTAATGTATTGCTGCAGGGCATGGTCATTTGCTTCCTGCTTGCTTGTACAAGGTTTCTGATTGTTTCCATACTTTTTTTGTTTTAGCCATTCTTGATAATCACGTTCAGTACCAGAGAATACGACTCCGGTCCAATTAGATTCTATAGCTCGCTCTATTTGTCGGATAGCGAACTCTTCTTCAAATTTACCCAGCTTGTTTAACGAAATCTGCAAAGCATAATTTAGCTTTCCTTTCCATTTTGGAGTTTTCACAAGTTCCGTCCATGCCGACATAAATGCTATCGAATCGAAAGGATAAACTAAAGGCTTCGAATCTCCTTCTTTTTTCCTAGATCGCTTAGGCTTTTCGGGTGGGGTGCTCTCGTGCGTATGCGCGAGACTCTCTTCTTGTTTTATGTTTATATTATCTATAATAGGTGGAAATTGCGTTTCATCCTCAATATTTGCGGATGATGTTGCGGATGATGTATTTTTATCATCCTCATTTTTTGCGGATGATGTTGCGGATGATATTGCGGATGAATTAACAATCTCCTTCTCACTATCATTCGCACTTTCATCCTCAATATTTGCGGATGATGTTGCGGATGATGTTGCGGATGATAGTAAATCATCACTGATACTTTTCATGAATGAATAATAACATCCTATGCGCTTGTCTTTACTGGATCGAAAATGAATAAGACCAGCGTTAGATAAACACTCCCTCGACTTGCGAAGAGTATTATCAGACATATCTAAATTCCCACAAAGAATATTACTACGAACGAAAAACACATCCTTCCACTTCATATCATTACAAATCGCTACAAGCTCATGATATAAGGCTTGCGCTGCTGTAGTTAGGTAAGTATCATCACGTACCTTTCGGAGCTTGGAAATCAGTTGATAACTATTCATTGATGTCTAATTGTGGTTTATTATAAGCCCCTCTTTTGATGCTTTCTTTGAGATAATTAATACATCTATTCACATCGTAAAAATCTATTTCTATCAATCTTTCTTTGAATAACTTATATTCTAGCCCAACAGCTTCGAGGTTAATTCTGATATTCATATCTTCATCCAAAAACCTTTCATATACTTTATAACTTACTTCTCCCATGTCTTCCAAAGTAAGAAAAGACTTCTCATCGATAAAAAGAAATTCAGGATTTGGAATATTATAGGCTTTTATATATTTAAAAAAAATACCAACAGCCCAAACATTATCACCTATAGTAGGAACAAAATCCATGTTAAATGGAAAGATCAAAAACAACTTTCCATTTGCATACAAGTTAAATTCTACATTCATAACTAATATTCTTATTCATAAACGGAAATATCTATTTGCTGCACATTCATCAAAAGACTTCACACGCTCTATAAGACGCTTCTGTCTCCTTCTAAATGCTAAGTTATTATCGTACCTATTATGGCATTCCCGACACAATCCTACGATGTTCTGAGGATTGGTGTAATGTTCCGGATACATACTCTTAGGGATCAAATGCGCGGCATCCACTGCCGGCTTTCCACATATTGCACAAAAAGGAGAAAGCGACTGCTTTATTTTAGCAACTTCCCTGTTTCTCTGAGCTTGTTTACTGCTTACCTGTTTCATATCTAATATTTATAGGTTTCTAATTAAAAGCCCCGAAGCGTATTCTTCGGGGCGATTCAACATTTATTCCAACGAAACACGCTACTAACAGGAACTTATACAAGGCTTCGGCTTCTTTTCAGTCGTGTCACTAGCAATCATCAGCCAGACCCCGTACTTTGTATAAGCTGCATTCCCGCTTTTATATGCTTCTCTCTCTAAGGTTTGTGGACGGTGAAAGAATCGAACTCTCCTAATGCAGTGCACTACATCATTTCTACCAGACATGCAACCGCCCGTGTGCTGTTTTATTTATGTAATTAAAAACAGCAAAAAATAACCACGCTCATTTCAATGTTTTTATTGAGGAATCCGAAAATAAAGCGAAAAACAACGTTCCCCATTGTGGATAAGCCCGGACTCGAACCGAGAAATGTAGGATGTCTTATTGCTCATTTGGCAATCAAGGGATGGATTAGTTTTATTCTCCCCCTTTGCATGGAGAAACCTACTATAAACAGAGCATTCAGCGTCTACCGATTCCGCCACTTATCCGTTTTGCCCGCTATATCTTCGCAGACAAGCAGGCAGGTTAACAAAGTTACTTACCATGTTTCATTCGATGACAATCTTCGCAAAGAGTTTCAAGGCAATACAGGAACTCTAATTCATGCCCAACTATGGAATATCCCGCAACATCATAGACCTTGTGATGAATCTCCAAATTATAAGTCTTTCCACATACTTGGCACTTGTGCCCGTCACGGATTCTAATCTTTCGTTTAACCTCTTCCCAGTAGGGGTTATTCTTCAGGCTCTTCCGGTATTTCGTCGGTCTCCCCTTCTTGTGTGCTAATCTCGTCATTTTCGTCCTCCTTCCTCCATGGACTTTCTTCAATTGTAACTCGATGCCATTCGTGACGTTCAATAGGAACTACTTCACTGGTACCTTCATCTACGAAATCTTCAATCCATTGCTCCAGCCATACATCTTGACCATCTTCCTCCCATACCTCGATTACATCCTCTCCTTCTCCGAATCGGCGGACATTCTTACGAGTATCTTTAAAATCAACGTTTGGCAGTTCGTATCCCAATTCTTTGAATGCCTCTTGATTCTTTTCTCCGGAGTTAAACAGATCGTTGTATTCATGCTTCGGAATTTCTTGAACTAATGCCAGACGAAAAGCGTCATTCACCCATGAATAGTACAGATAATACCCCGTGACCGGAATACGGAAAGTATCGATCATCTTCAAAGGATAATCCTTCACACCTTTCTTTGCAAGGTTTACAAGATCCTTAAACTGAGTATTTAATGCTGAAATCTTTGCCTCAAATTCTTTCTTCTCGGTATTGAACTTTGCTTTCAATGCTTCGAACTGTGCTTCAAGTTCCGGCATCTGTTCCTCGGCAATCTCACCATAATTCGCACGGATAGTTGATATTTCATAATCATCCATCACCCGGTTAGCGATCACGTCTTTCTCTTGGATGGTGACAAAACTTTCTGCCAGTTTCTTCTTTACATCGTCCATAGAGACACAATCAGAGAAAATCACTTCGGGAAATTTCACGGTGGTAGGGAGCTTAAATTTAAGTTCCTCCGGTACATAGTCTTTTAAATCAATCATTGTTTCTTAGTATTTAATTTCTTAAGCATTTTTTTGCACCTTCTACATAAATCCTGATCGGGAGATGTTTTAGGAGCATATTTCTCTATTTTATCAGAGCATTGTCTAAGTAGGCGCTCTATCGTTTGAATATCCGTTTGGCATAATTCCATTATTCAAAATCATCAATAGCCACCGGATGAAGCAATTTTTGACTCCATTCCGGAAGCTGCATATCAATAATACCTCTAGCTCCTTCTTCGGCTTTAGCATCATATCCGGGAAACCATTTCTTGTCGAAACAGTCTTTTACGATTGAGAGAGCATAGCGATATTTATACTTACCATTTGCCAAATCATCGGGCGACCAAAAGAGAACAGCGACATCGTATGGTTCAACCGTCTGTAACATGATCATAATTGTTACATTAAAGTTCCGTCCAGTAACGCTACTCATAACCTCTTGGTACATCCCTTCTGAAAGCTCATACTTGAGTTTGGCACAATCATAGTAGAACTTGCCGAGATCATCGGCACGTGTGGTCTTAAAGGAAATAACCGCGTTTACACCGATATTTTCCTCTACATTGAAATAATCCGGTCGGACCCTTACATTAAGCCCCGTTTCTTCATCCTTGCCATAGAATGATACTTCTGAGTATGCACCTTTCAAAAGCTGCTTGATGATGCCGCCACCATACCAATAATAGTTTCTTTCAAGAGCTTTAATTATCATACTCATTTCATCACTGATAAACGAGTATCCCAAATCAATGCACTTCTGTTTCTTATTATCACGAAAATCTTTCAGATCACAGAAATTCCACCTTTCAGAAGGTATTTCTTCTTCGACATCTGGAACATAATTCTTATCATTCAGGAGCAATTCATTATAGAACCGAATCATTCCAAGCACGCCATCTTTCGATGATTGGTTACACTTAGGTTCTACTTTGACAAGCTCGAATAAACGTGGTTCCAAAAATGCCATGTGGGCAAATGTCCCTAACTGAAAACAAGGTTTTTCTTTCTCTTCAAATGTCCTTTCGTAATCATAATAAAAGGATCGTGGAGTTTTAAGAGCATTTTTCAAATTGGAAGAGGAAATATGATCGCTTTTCAAATACATCTCCATAGGATCACGCTTTACTACTCCGTTAACGCTCAATTCCTTCAAATCAATATTAACAGGTGGCTTATTGCAATTCAAAGAGATAAAATCAAGCATCTCCTCTTTGGTAGGATAATCTTCCGGATTATAAGCAGAAGGGTTGAGTTCTTCCCCTTCTGCGCAATCGTCCAAATTAAAATCTATCATCCGGCAACAGGCAAGTTAATACGCAAAGGTTTTACAGACCAATTATCTGACTGGAAGTTATTAGTTTTGTTCTTACGCTTGCCCATGTAAGTTATTTTAAGAGGCATACCACTTTTAAGTGATCCGTTCTCAATATACTGTTCAAGAATACCAACCAATCTACGAGAACCATTTGTTACTGTCTGTACCGTACCATCTGCTGATTTCTCCAAAAAAGTAGCACAATCTAAATCTATTAATTCACCTGTACTGGTAGCACTCAATACCTTCTGAGGCTTGATCTCTACAAAGTACATTTTTCTAAATTCACCCGGCTTCTCCGGAGTCCAATAGTTCCCGCAAAGGTCAATTGGTAATTCCTGTGCATCCTCCAAAGAAGGAAGATCATTTTTACTTAGGTCTGCTGCCTGAACTGCAAACGAAGATTCTTTGTCTCTAGTTACTAAATCATCCATAATCGTAATATTAAGTAGTTAATAAAATAGTTCCCGGATACCGAACCAACGGACACCGGGATAATTCAAAACTTAAATAGCGGACTGGATACCGCACGGAGTCCTTTACTCCGGAGTTAGAGTTAAACAATAAATTATTTGCGTTTTTGAAGGCATTTCAATATGTTTCCTTTTTCAATAGCTTCTACCAAATCAGATAATTTATAATAAATATATCCTTTCGCCTTTTTAATAGGTTGACCTTCTTCGTCTACTACTTCCTCAACTCCGAATTGATATGGAAATACTAGTTTTCTTTTTAATAAATTTTTAAGGACACCACTACCTAAACGTTCTTCTGCATCCGATTGACATATAAGAATCTTTTTATTTTTAAGATTCGCATTCCTTTCGTTTTTCCAAGCTTCAATTCCATATTTAATACCAAACTGAATGGCTTGATTTATAATAGGATCGTTCTCCATACCTCCCTCCTATTCTTTTTGATGTACCTCTTTTGAACTTCTCTCTAAAAGCATGAACACAGTTAACAATAGCATTATAATACATGATATTGTTTCGTTTCTAGTCATTTCGATTTGCAATACCAGATGAGTCACCATAGCAAGAGCAATGACAGCAATAGCATTTTGAATTTTATGAATAGTTTTCATAGAACATTATTTTTTAGTTAATACTAGACGATATAAAATGAATCACAGTCCTTTCTATTTCTAGTTGCTCGTACAGAAGTCCTTGCATTAGATCGTACCCTACAACGTCTCATGTCCATTTGATAATCCGGTGTTACAGCAATTACCAAAAACCACACAGAGAAGAATAACTCAATACCGTGCTTCCTAATCTCCTTCAAATCAAAGTTTCTTTTAGTCCTATCACATAGCAGGAATAAAGTAAGCTCTACGTTATTGTTAATGCCTAACTTCTTATGAATATCCCTAATCTGTGCCTTTATTGTCCATATTGACTTTTGGAGCAATTCAGCTATTTCAGAAGGAGTATGCCCCTTTGCAACTTCATGTGCTACTTGATACTCACATTGAGTTAAGGGTTCCATCACGAAATACGTTTAGCTCTAAAAACTCCCTTTTTATAGTCCAACTCTCCTTCTCTCTTGATTATAATTCCAAATCTGCGTCTAACACGATATCGAATTGTACTCATTATTCCATCATAAGCAGATATCGGAAATTCTACTACTTCATTTAGCTTCATTTCACTGATTGATTTTGTCCAATCACCAGTTATTTTTTTCACTTCTTTTGCCATAAGATTAATTATTTGATTATTATTGGCGCCCGCGATACCTTCTACGGATTCTTCCACGTATCGAGACGTGACGGGCTGTATGTTGAATCACTTAGATAGCGTTATAGCTCGCCTAACCTGCTATATGCTTACTGATAAAGACTTTTCGGACTTCCAAGTGATATATGTAACTAATTCGAACCTTCAACCGATCACGGCATTCCTGCTACGGTTGAATTTCTTTTCGTATGATCCAATATGTCAAAGAACTATTTAGTAGTACTTGCGTAGAATATTCTCTACGTCTACGCAAGCTTTTTTATAAATCCGCCCGGCTGGTTTCCCTTTTGGGAATTTCTATATTGTTATACTAAACTTATTGCTTATCTGAGTTTTGTTTAATGAAATCGTAAATAGGTTTAAGCATCTTCTTAGCCTCTTTTACAGTAGGAGACAAACTACCCCGTGTATAGATATGAAAGTCAAACTCCCTTTTCTTAGAAAACTCCCACCTATCTTGATAAGCATAAAACTGAACGGCATCAACATGGGGAGATACTTCGATAAATATCTGGGACCCGTTCTCTTTCGAGAAGTTCATGCTATCTATGATAGCCTTCTGAACTAATTCCATTACGCTGTAATTCTTCTTTTTCATAATCGTATATTAATATTATTTTAGTTCTTTGTACATCAGTCTTACGATATCAATAGAATAATGCTCATTATCTCCAAGAACTATCGTAGTTAGCATACTTATCGGCAAAAAACGCTTTCAACACATTGCCCTGTTTAGACTCAATGGCTTTCGGCTTCAATGATTCTACATATTCATCCATCTTTAAACGAGCGTCCACCCAAGAAGTACGCAAGGCAGATTTAAGAGAATAACCGTACTGGCGTACATATACCCAAGCTCTCTGCATGATGGCTTTCATATTATATTTACCGTCCTTTACAAGTTCATAATCTCTATTTCTCATTGCCTTACCTATTTTTAGTTATGTAAAATATTTGGTTTTATCGCACAATATTCGCACCTTTGTGGTGTTGGATGTTGTTTGATGTTGCAAAGATACATAATATTTTATGTAGAACAAGGTTTCTACATAATAATTTATGTATTTAACTTTTGTTTTCAATTAATATTCGAATAATCCACATAATAACTTATGTATAGATAATGAGTGTAATAAAAGAAAGGCTTACAGAATTTCTAACCTATAAAGGTATAGGGCAAATAAAATTTGCCGAAGCAGCTGGTTTGTCGAGAGGCTTCGTAAATGTATTAGGTGATGGCATTAGCTCAAAGTCACTTAATAAAATCAGCCAAGCTTTTCCTGAGTTGAATACCTTATGGTTAACCACAGGAGAGGGCGAAATGCTCAAAACTACCAATAATACATTAAAATATAATGAAGCTGCGCCCATCCAACAAGACGTAGTTTATATCCCGTTAGTTAATCAATTCGCTTATGCGGGATATTTAGATGGATACACAGACACAACTTACATGGAGCAATTACCTAAGATACCTTTTATAGTTGATAAAGAAGGACATGGAAATTATATAGCCTTTGAGGTCAAAGGCGACAGTATGAACAATGGAACCGAAGAAAGCTATCTAGAAGGAGATAGACTTTACTGCCGTGAAATACAGCCCCATTTATGGGTGAGTTCTAAACTGCATCTTCGTAAATGGGATTTTGTCATTGTACATACCGATGGAATTATAGTAAAGCGCATTATAGATCATGATGTAGAAAATCACACTATTACTATTCATTCATTAAATGATATGTACCCTGATCGAGTTATTGATTTGTGCGATGTAAAACAGATTTTCAATGTTATAGAATCAGTTAGACCTAGAAGAAGATAATAATTAATATGGGAAATTTTACTGAAGATTTAGCAAAAGGTTTTGTACGGTCTGCTGTGAATCAAGTGGGACGAGATGGAGGGAAAGTGATAAGTAACTCTATTTATGGGAATGCACATAGTACCCCAATAAGAGGTATCGGTAAAAATACACATAACCAATTTTTCGATGAATCAACCAATGAGGTTATCTCCCCCGAGGAATTAAGATTAAGAGCAGAAGCAGAAGGGTTTCAAGTATCTTTATTTAGATATAACGCTGGCATTAAAATAGTACTCTATATTGTTTCTTTATTTTTTGCTATTTTAGTAGTACCTTCTATTATTATATTCATATTTGGTATCATGAAATTTTTTCAAAAAACAGTATTCATGAAGAAATCTGTTTTAGTTGCACAATTTGTACCAGATAGAAGATATAAAGATGGTCGCAGGCTGAACGGACATATAAAACAAGATATAAGAATAAAAGTACCTTGTAATCCTTCCGAGCGAAAATCACTAATAAAAGCAGGCATATTATACATTTTACTCTCATTGGTTTTACTGGTCCCTATATTCTTATGGCGCTCTGTCGTTGAACAACAGAACATAGAGTATTATAAAGATATTATAGAAAATGCAGAAACAGAGAAATCACATATTAAAGAAGACTTTGAATTATTTAAAGATACTGTGAGATATAATAAAAAAATAAATGAATTTAATGAAAAGTACCAAAAGGCAGTAGAGTATTTAAATTCACACAATCAAACAAAATCGGATAATTAAAAAACTAGCTTATGAAAAAAGCATTATTCTTAATATTAATTTTCACTATATTAATGACCGGATGTTCATCAGGTAAATATTATATATATCAAACAGAATCCAAAATAGATTTACAACCTACAAAAGATAATTTTCTTCCTTATATGTATGTTCCTAAAGGAAAACATATAGTTATCAAAGAAAGTCGTAGCACGGTAAAAAAAGCGCAATATGGAAGCCATAAAGGATATATTTGTGGAACTTATAATTTATCAAACCCTATACAAATATCCTCTAAAGATATAAAATATCTAACTTTTAATTCTGCAGATTCCACCTATTACTTTAAAGGAAAAAAATTAGATTTCACTGAATCACTCAATACAAAATCCTCATATTCACCTTCACGCTCCACTGGTACAGGTCGAGTACAAGTAAAAGGATATTATAGAAAAGATGGAACTTATGTACGACCTCATACAAGAAAATCACCAACTAAAAGAAAATAAGCTTATGAAAAAGATCATTTTATTACTCACAGTTCTAATGGTTGCATTTACTGCCTCCGCACAGATTACCTCAAAAGGAAAACCTACTGTTCTCAATTCTTTCCGTATGGGTAACTGTAAACTTATAGAGACAGGTACATTGTATAAGATCGAATCTACTATAAAGGAAAACACCGACCTTAAAATGAATATTGAATTGGGAACCAAAGAGGAAGCTATTAAACTCATTGAATCGCTTATTGAATATGAACCTACAAAAGGGGAAATAGTATCTCTAAACAATCCAACTAACAATACGGCAGAGTATAAATCAATGCAGGGAGGTTGGCAATTCTATATATCTGAAATGAAAGCACAGTCATCATGTGCCAGCAAAGGAGAATTAAAGAAAATGCTAAAATCTTTAAAAGAGAAATAGCCATATTCACCACAATGGAAGTAGAAAATTACCACTCATTTAAATTAGCCCGTCTAAAAAACGGGCTTTTTTTATTGTCCTCCATATTCAAAAACGTGTTCCACTACTTTATTTATAACTCTGTCTATAATAGAGAAATCACGTTTTATATATGTGTCAGTTATTGTTTTTCCTGATGAATGATCCAGGCACAAAGCAATATCATCTTTACTGATTCCACATTCATTACGTGCAATAGTTGCGAAAGAATGCCGGGCTGAATAAAATTGAATGTAATCTATTCCTAATTCATCACACAAAGACCTCATACCCCGATGTATTCCTTTTGTCAGGTTTCTCACATTATTGTACCTTTTATGGAAATCAAATAAATGCTCCCCAGATGGATCACGATATTTTTCTATAATTGAAATTGCTAATGGATGAACATAAACAGAAATAAAAGCCTTATCCTTTCTTCTATCCTTAGTTTTTTGGCGTTCATATTCTATTCTACCATCCACCATGCAACAATTTAGCATATCAACAGCATTCATTCCTGCCAACAGGAAAGACAAAATATAGATATCACGAGTAAATGTAGTGGTTCTTCTTCGTTTATTTATAGGTGAATAATTATATATCTTCCTAATTATTTCGGTGTCTACAGCTCTCTTCCTCGCTTCCAATACCGCTGGAATAGCATACACTTTAAACGGATCATTGGTTATAATAATATCCCCTTTTTCATAATCATTAAAATGCAATAAAGCAGCATTAAAAATAGATTGAATAATTCCCATATAAGAATGTACCCCGGTATCATTCAATGGTGGTCTCTTTATCGTTTTATATTCATTTTTAGCTGCCTTATTTTGTTTAACAGTGATAAACCTTTCTTTCCGTAACCATCCTTCATATTCCCTCAGAAATTTAGAAGTCAAATCTTTTATTGCTAGTTTTTCGTTACCATTCTTATATTTAAGGAAATGGCATAGAGCATTGATTCCAGTTGTTTTTACCGTTTTAGTGCCCTCGTTAGGAGTCGTTACTATATGTTGCCTAGCAAATTCTATAAAGTCTATATCTTTCCGCTGTTTACGTCTTTCAATCATTGCAACGATATCTTTAGAGGTAGCACACTCTTCGATTATATCCTGATTTTCATTTATTATTTGTCGATACTCCCTTACTAAATCATCCAGTTCTTCTTTTATCCTTTCGGAAGTAACAGTTCCAGAAGCTGATCCTTTTTTAAATCTGACCAATTCTGTATATATCGAAGTAGATATATAAGAGGAAGTTCTATTATGAGAAATCCGAATCTTAGGATTGTATGTATTATCCGATTTCTTATGATGTTTAAACACTACCCAAGATACTGTTGCCATACTTTTATATTTTCGTAAATCATTTGTAAAACAAAGATAGAATTTTAGCAGGAATACACTCTACTAAATGAGGCTTTTTAACATTTCAAGTCAATCTATAAACTAACTCAAGCCGCACAGAAGCGATATAAAAGGCTTTTTTCAATTTCTTGATCCCAAATATAAGAA